CATAGCTTTGGCTATCAAGAAGGGATCACCGTCGAAATGTTCAGCGACATCGAGCCGCGAAGAATTTATAACATCATCTTCCCAAGTGTCCCCCATAAGTTCTGAAGGTTCAACATTTAATGCGTCCGCAAAGGCTTCTATTTTTGATAAAGGCAAATCTACTTCACCTTTTTCAATTTTTGCAATGGATGATCGACTCGTGTAACCAGTCAACTTAGCAAGTGTATCTTGAGACATTTTATGTTCGATTCTAAATTTTCGAATATTCCTATATAGATCAATCATTTAGTCACCGCCTTTCTGATATTAATATACCATGAGCGTGAAAGAATTTCAACAAAATTATGAAAAAGTGTTGACGGATATTCACGCTAGTGTTATATTATGAGTGTGATTAAAATTCAACAAAGAAAGGAGAAAAAGAAAATGGTCGATATGAAAGCCTTGACTGATAAGATTAATGACTCTGGAATGAGCTTTAAAGCAGTGGCTGAAAAATCTGGAATGCTCAGAGAGACATTGTATAACAGGTTAAAGGGATTAGGTGAATTCAAGGCCTCCGAGATTTCGTCATTACAAGCAACATTACATCTAACTACAAAAGAAAGAGACGAAATTTTTTTTAAAAAGAATAGTGAATTAAATTCAACAAAAAATCAAAATAAATAGGAGGGAAAAGAAAAATGGAATTAGAATCGTTTAAATCAGAAGAATTTGGTTCTGTAAGAACAGCTACAATAAACGGCGATGTAATGTTTGTCGGTAAGGATGTAGCAGGGATTCTCGGCTATACAAACACACCGAAGGCCGTAAGAGATCACGTTGATGAAGAAGATAAGCTGACCGAACGAACCGTTCTGTCAGGTCAGAATAGAGAAGTAATATTTATCAATGAATCAGGTCTTTACAGCTTAATCCTTTCAAGTAAGATGCCGAATGCGAAGAGATTCAAGCATTGGGTAACAGCGGAAGTATTACCACAGATCAGGAAACATGGGATGTATGCAGTTGATGAACTGATTGATAATCCAGAAATGGCAATCAAAGCCTTTACAGCTCTTAAAGAAGAGAGGGAAAAGAACAGATTGTTGCAGGAGAAAAACGAACGTATGAAGCCACAAGCAATTTTAGGACATGCGATCACAGCTGCAAATACATCGATTCTGGTCGGAGCATTAGCTAAGATTCTAAAACAGAATGGGATTGAGACTGGACAGAAACGTTTGTTTGAATGGCTACGTAACAATGGCTACTTGATCAAACAAAAAGGTAACGACTGGAATATGCCAACTCAAAAGAGTATGGAGATGGGATTTTTTGAAATTAAAGAATCTGTCCATATTGATGGAAATGGGTGTAACAGAATTACTCGTACTCAAAAAGTTACAGGAAAAGGACAGCAGTACTTTATCAATAAGTTTTTAGCTGCGGAGTAAAAGAAGGTGAGAGATGATTGACGGAAATGGATTAACTAAAAAAGACATCCATTGTATGGCAAGGATCATTCAAAGTTCTGTATTTGCAAAAGGACAAATATTTTATGGGTGTCAGTATTGCAAATACTGGAATGGTGGTTGCGAAGAATATGTAAATTCCAAAGCAAAGAGTGGAGAATTTCACTACGATGTAATTATGAAAAAACTCCAGCAGATCACAGGACTTGATATGGGGATACAAGTAAAGGATCTGCCGGATAAATTCAAAGAACGATCTACCAATCAATAACTCGTTCAAAGGATTTTTCAAAAGGGCATTGGTGGTTGCATGAATAGTTATCAGAACATTGAATGCCAACAAGAACGGCTTGCTCCGGATTTCCACCACATTGCTGAACTAATTGATATGTAAGCTTAAAATCACAAAATTTGTTTAAATGATCGCAATACTTTGAACCACTTAAGTATTTAAATTGTTGCATAATATCTCCTTTCTATGATTACTCGGGTGTGCTAGCACCCTGTAATTAAATTATAGGAGATAGGATAAAAAGAAACAAGCAGATTAACCAGATAGCTCTGTTCTCTGTCCGAGGTAATACTGCTGAACGACAGGATAAAAAAGAAAAAACTACTCCCCGACAAAGTATTTTTTTGTTATGAAAAATTCCTCATATAAGTTTAAAGATAACACTCATAACTTCGGGCAGAGGGCAGAACTATCTGGTTCTAAAAAAATAAAAAGAAGGTGATAGAAATGAGAGATGGTCCAGAAGCAACATATAAAATCGGAAATGCAACTGTTCGGATCCATGGAAAAATAGATCCGGATAAGCTCAAAGCAGCAACGGTTGAGTTTTTGAAGAGTGCTGAGAGACAAAAGAAATCCAAAAAACTTGTAGAGAAAGGAGCATAAATGGCAACAGCAATAGTATTTACACTTTATGTATTAGTTAGTATGATCATTTGTTTCGTTTTTTCTAAAACAAAGATTGGGAAGAAAACAATGAAATGGATGCTTGATAAGCTAACAATGAAATGAAAGGGGGCGAAAAAAATGATTGACGAGAAGATATTGCTACAAGAGTTGGATGAAATGATTAAGATTCAACAGAAATCTGTTGAGCGAGCAGAGCAGGGATCTAATGAAGCTGTTGTGTATTTAGAGTCCAGAGAGCTCGCAGCATACATGAAAGTAAGAAACCTGATAAAAGAAAAAAGTGCCCACGGAGCGGCAACTCCATTAGGCACACAGTTAAATAGACAAAAACAGTATAACACAGATTGTCAGAAAAGTGAAATCAGAAAAATAGTAACTGAGATCTTTGATCTATCTTTGCGACTGCAAGAAATGACAGATGGAACTATAGATTGGCGAGAGCCAGGTGTTCCGTGCGTATGCGTCGAATATCATGGAGCCACCGCAGTGCTAAGCGTTAAGATCTGGGAAAATGGCTTTAGTGCAGAACAGCGACCAGATTACAGTACAATGCTGTTCCTGGATAATCGGAACTGTATGATCGAAGCAGGGTATCTGAAAGAAAAATTGATGGGATTATTAGAAGAAAGAAGAGGAAGCGACAATGGGAAAGATGATTCTGATCACAACTGATAATGAGGTAAAAGAGCTGGAATATCCAGATGGGGGACTTAAATCATGGAAAAAGTTAAGAGAACACATCGGGAATGGATGTGAGCTAATTGAACATGTACAGCCCAAGAGATTATATACAGAGATCGGTGCAGGGTTTGAGATCAAAAATACACCCGGATCAAAGGTAAGCATGCTCGTTGATGAAGAATTTTATTTTCATTGTGACAAAACCAAATTAAATAAGATAGCTTCATGGCTGTATGAGACAGATCGCCATGGATACCAGATTCTTGGAAATGCTTTGATCATTGGAGAGAAGTATGGAAATGCAGGAATTGAGTTTTGTGAAATGTCAGAAGAACAGTTTGATCTTGTCTTTCCTAAATTAGAAGAATTAGGAAAGAGGTTTAAAGATGCAGGAGATTAAGATTAGCAAAGGAATCAAACGGATCCAGTTTGATTCCTTTGATTCCTGGTTAAATGCCAGACATGGGATTGGTGGATCTGATGCATCTGCAGTGTTAGGACTCAATCCATATAAAACCAATATAGAACTTTATTTAGAAAAGACAGGGCAGAGAATAGCTCCAGATATTTCGGATAAGGACTATGTGAAGTATGGGCATGATGCAGAGCCATTGCTTAGATCACTGTTTGCACTTGACCATCCAGAGTACAAGGTTGAGTACTTCGGAGACAACATGATCCGGAATGAAAAGTATCCATGGGCACATGCATCTTTGGATGGAGAACTAACCGATCAGGATGGTCGCAAAGGAATCTTAGAAATCAAGACAACTAATATCCTGCAAAGTATGCAGCGTGAAAAATGGAGAGATCAGATTCCGGACAACTATTACATACAGGTGTTGCATTATCTGTTGGTTACTGAATATGAGTTTGTTGGACTGAGAGCACAACTTAAATCAGTATGGCAGGGTCAAATCAGGCTGGAGACAAAAGATTACCATATTGAGCGATCAGACGTAGAAGAAGATATTGAGATATTAAGACAAGCGGAAGAAGAGTTCTGGCAGAAAGTTTTAAAAAGACAGCAACCAAACTTGATTCTTCCAGAAATTTAAAGGAGAAATTGTTATGAATCGATACGATGAATATATGAAAGAGGTGCAAGAAAAGAAAAAAGAAAATCAGGTTATTGTAAATAAAATTGTGGAGATTTTAAAAAGCAATAACCTGACTGTCGAACATATTGAAGTCATTTTAAATATGACTCGTGAAGAGGTGATTAAAAAGGCGCATCTGTAACAAAATCTGAATCAGAACGATCTTGGAGAGTAGAATAAATATCATTAAAAAATGAAGTAAGTAATTCGGCTTCTCCATATAGTTCGTTACCAGGGTACAGATCAGAAACAACGTCTCTGGCAAGAGCATTTTGGAACTTGGCTTGTGCTCCAATGAGTGCTAAATCATAACGTAAATCATCTGGTGTGTGCATAAAACTATCCTTTCTTTGGCTAATAAAAACTACAACATTAGTATAAAAGAAAAGATCAGATGAATCAATAAAGGAGAAATACATGGAATTTAAGATATACAATCCGCAGGAAGAAGGATTCCTGAAAGAGATTGACTGGAACTATGAAGAGTTAAAAACAGAGATCCAGGGAAAAGCGAATGATTACATGAATCTGGTTTATACAGCAGATCAGGTAAAAGATGCCAAAAAAGATCGTGCAAATCTTAATAAATTTGTGGAAGCTTTAGAGAGCAAGCGAAAAGAAATTAAAAAACAGATTACAGAACCATATTCAGCATTCGAGAAACAAGAGAAAGAACTGGTTGGTATTGTTAATAAAGCGATTGCAAATATTGATACGCAGATCAAAGGATATGAAGAAGCAACAAGACAGGAAAAACTTGAAAAGGTCAAAGAAATCTATGCAAAAACAATCGGTGGACTTGCTGATGTAGTAACGTTTGACAAAATTTTTAAAGAATCCTGGCTGAATGTATCAACAACGTTTAAATCGATCACAAAGGAAATCACAGAAATTCGTGACAAGGTTGACAATGATTTATTTGTGATCAATGCAGACACGAGTTCCTTTGCTTATGAGATGAAAGAAGAGTATCTAAAGAACTTTGATCTCACTGCAGCGATTAACAAAAAACAAAAATTAGAAGAGACAGCAAAGCAGAAAGCAATATATGAAGAACAACTAAAAGAGGAAGAGGAACAAAGAAAACAACGATCACAAGAAGAAGCAAAGAAGGTAGTATTTGCAGGTAAAAGCACAGAAAAGCCAGTAAAAGCACAGAAGCCAGTGAATACAGGAGAAAAAATATCAACGATCACATTCCGATGTACTGTAAAAGAACATAACTTTAAAGAAGTTAACGCAAGACTCAGTCTAGTACAAAAAGTATGTGAAGAATTTAAAATCATAGATCCAGAGGAGGAATTATAAAATGGCAGTTGGAAACAGTTTAGCAAACAGACAACAGAAAACAGGATTAACGGCATATCTTACAAATGATGCTGTGAAACGTCAGATCAATAATGTAGTGGGTGGCAAAAACGGAGATCGTTTTATTGCCTCTATTGTATCTGCAGTACAGGTTAATTCAGATTTACAGGAGTGTACAAACCCATCAATTTTAAGTGCTGCACTACTTGGAGAGTCTTTAAAACTCTCTCCATCACCACAGCTTGGACAGTATTACATGGTTCCATTCAGAAACAACAAAAAAGGATGTAAAGAAGCACAGTTTCAGCTTGGTTATAAAGGATACATTCAGTTAGCGATCCGCTCAGGGCAGTACAAAAAACTAAACGTTCTGGCAATTAAGGATGGGGAATTGGTTCGATTTGATCCACTGAATGAAGAAATCGAAGTAAATCTGATCGATGATGAGGAAGTAAGGGAAGAAGCAAAGACGATCGGATACTATGCAATGTTTGAATATACAAACGGTTTCCGAAAAGCTATGTACTGGTCCAAAAAGAAAATGGAAGCACATGCATTAAAGTATTCCAAAGGGTATGTAGCAAAAAAAGGATATACATTCTGGGAGAAAGATTTTGATGGAATGGCTTATAAGACAATGCTTCGCCAGCTGATCAGTAAATGGGGAATCATGAGCATTGATATGCAGAATGCAATGGAATCTGATATGGCGGTGATCCATGAAGATGGAACAAAAGATTATGTAGATACAGTTTCAGAAGAAAATATTGTAGCAGATCAGGATCTGCAGGAAGCAGTAGAGGAAACGACAGAACCAGAGAAACAGGAACCGCAGGAAGAAACAACAAAAGAAGAACTACAGCAGTTCTTTAAAT